TGAACAGCTTGAACGGCTGCATAGCGAAAAGACCGCCGATGCACAAGAAGTTCTTGAATACCTTACCGCTGTTATGCGGGGGGGAGCATACAGAACAGACTTTGCAGCTTATCGGTGAAGGGGTGCAGAAAATAGCTGATATTGATGTTTCCGCAAAAGAACGCTTGAAGGCGGCTGAATTGATTGGCAAGCGGTACGGAATGTTCAAGGATAATGTTGGTATTGACTTTGAACCCGTGATTATCGTGAATGACCTGACAGAATAGGCGGTGATTTTATGCGGTTATCCTTGCAAAAAACAGTTGGCAGGAACTATGTTGACTTTTGGAACACCCGAAAAAGATATAGGGTGTGCAAAGGCTCAAGAGGTTCAAAGAAAAGCAAAACAGCAGCTTTAAACATGATTCACCGTTTGTTTGAATATCCGGAAAGCAACGGTTTATGTGTTCGCCGCTATTCAAACACTTTGCGGGATTCGGTATATAGTGATCTGAAATGGGCTATTCATAGATTGGGTCTTGATGGTTACTTTGAATGTACTGTTTCCCCTATGCAGATAACCCGCCGAAAGACCGGGCAAAAGATTTTGTTCCGTGGGCTGGATGACGGCTTGAAGATTACTTCTATTTCCGTTGACAAGGGCGTTTTGTGTTGGGTGTGGATTGAAGAAGCCTATGAAATTACCAATGAGGACGATTTCAACAAACTTGATTTGTCAATCCGTGGTGAAGTGCCGGAAGGGTATTTCAAGCAAATAACCCTGACCTTCAACCCGTGGAGTGCAACAAGCTGGCTAAAAGCCCGTTTCTTTGATACGCCCGATGAAGATACTTTTGTAAAAACTACTACATGGCAATGTAATGAATGGTTGGATGAAGCTGATCGTAGCATATTCTTGAAAATGCAGAAGAACAACCCCCGACGTTACCGCATAGAAGGTGAAGGTGAATGGGGTATTGCGGAAGGCTTGATTTACACCAATGTTGTATGTGAAGATTTCAATGTTGATGAAGTCCGGGCTATCCCTGGTATAAAATCAGCGTTCAATCTTGATTTCGGCTTTACTGATCCAAACGCCTTTGTGTGTGAAATGATTGATAATGCTGCAATGCGGATATACATTTTCGATGAATGGTATAAAACAGGCGTTACCAACAAAATCATTGCTGAACAGATAAAGAAAATGGGATATGGCGGGCAGAAGATCATTTGTGATAATGCAGAGCCGAAAAGCATTGTGGAATTGCAGGATGAAGGTATCAAAGCAGAGCCTTCTCGCAAGGGCAAGGATAGTGTGAACTACGGTATTCAGCTTATACAGAACTATCAGATTGTGGTTCACCCCCGTTGCGTGGAGTTCAAAAAGGAAATCGACAACTATTGTTGGGGTAAAGATAAAGATGGAAAACTGACCGATAAGCCGGATCACGAATTTTCACACGGCATGGATTCCATGCGTTACGGGATAACGAAAATCCTGTTGCCGGATGCGTTCAGCTTTGATTAAAATATCATATTAGTAACAAAGAGCCTTTGAAACAGCGTGTTCATGGGCTTTTGTTTTTATTGCACAAGAAAGGGGTGAAAAAGGTGCTTAGATTTATAGACAATATGGCGTTGCGTGTTTCAAATTGGGCTTTGCAGGGTGTTCACGGAAAGATGCACGATAAGGCTTTTATTGAGCGTGAAATTGCCCGCTGGAAGAATAGCCCGCAACGGATCATGCAGATTAAGGGGCATTTGTACTACAACAGCGAACACGACATTATCACCCGGAAAAGAACCATGATTGGGGAAGATGGCAGGCTGGAAGAAGTGAACAACCTTCCAAACAACCGTGTGATTGATAATCAGTATGCAAAGTTGGTAAACCAAAAGGCGAATTATCTTTTGGGGCAACCCTTCGCCCTTGAAAGCGATAATGAACAGTATGTTGAACTGTTAAAGCAGATTTTCAATAAGCGGTTTATGAAAACCCTGAAAAACACAGGCAAAGCAGCCTTGAACAGCGGTATTGCGTGGTTGTACCCCTATTACAACAAAAGCAACGAATTTTCCTTCCGTATGTTTCCGGGGTATGAAGTGCTTCCTTTTTGGCAGGACAACGAACACACCATACTTGATTTTGCCATAAGGCTTTATTTGGTGGTTGGCTATGAGAGAACGAACCCCGTTGTGATTGAAAAGGTTGAAGTGTATGACCTTGACGGGGTACACAGCTTTGTTTTGGATGGCGGTTCGCTTGTTCCGGATATTGTCAATCAGAATAAAGTGGATTCAGCTTATGTAACAACCGTTGGTGAAGATGGCAAGGTACAGGGTTTCAACTGGTCGAAAGTTCCCTTGATTCCGATAAAGTACAACGAACAGGAAATGCCGCTTTTGAAAAAGGTGAAATCCCTTCAAGACGGTATCAATATTATGCTTTCGGACTTTGAAAACAATATGCAGGAAGATGCCCGGAACACAATTCTTGTCCTTAAAAACTATGACGGGCAGAATTTAGGGGAATTTCGCCGCAACCTTGCCACATTCGGGGCGGTAAAGGTTCGCTATGACGGGGAAACCAAAGGCGGGGTTGAAACCCTTGAAATCAATGTAAACGCCGAAAACTACAAGGTTATTGTGGAAATTTTCAAAAAGGCGATTATTGAGAACGGTATGGGTTATGACGCTAAAGATGACAGACTTTCAGGCAATCCTAATCAGATGAACATACAATCAATGTATTCTGATATTGATTTAGACGCTAATGATATGGAAACCGAACTTCAAGCCGCCTTTGAAGAAATCCTTTGGTTTGTCAACGCCCACTTTGCCAACAGCGGACAGGGCGATTTTGAGGGTGAGGAAGTAACGGTTATTTTTAACAGGGATATTCTTATCAATGAAAGTGAAGCCATTGCGAATTGTGCCGCTTCCGTGGGTATTCTTTCCGATGAAACAATCGTTGGTATGCACCCGTGGGTTGACGATCCGCAACTTGAACTTGACCGCCTGAAAAAACAGAAAGAGGAAGAACAGGCTGAATTTGAAAGCCAACAAGGATATAACCCTTTCGGAAAAATAGGGCAGCAGGAAACGCCGCCACAGTATAAAGGCAGTGAAGCAGATGAAGAATAGTGATTATTGGAAACTACGGTTTGAACAGCTTGAAACAGCTCAAAACAGGCTGGGAGCAACCGCCCTTGCTGAAATAGAACGGCAGTACAAGGAAACCCAAAAACAGATTGAAGGGCAAATCGCCCGATGGTATCAGCGGTTTGCCGATAACAATGTAATATCAATGGCAGAAGCTCGCCAATACCTGAAAGGTGCAACCCTGAAAGAATTTCAATGGGATGTTCAAGACTATATCAAATACGGGCAGGATAACGCCCTTATGGGCGGCTGGATGAAGGAATTGGAAAATGTTTCCGCAAAGTTCCATATTTCAAAGCTGGAAAACCTGAAAATACAGACACGGCAAAGCCTTGAAACTATGTTTTCAAAACAACTTGGAACAGTGACCGGGGCAATGACTGATATATTTGAAAGTGGGTACTATCATACCGCATACGAACTTCAAAAGGGGTTCAATATTGGTTGGGATATTGTTGGGCTGGATCAGTCTCAGATAGAAAAGGTGCTTGCTAAACCGTGGGCGGTAGATGGGAAAAACTTTTCTGAAAGGATTTGGGGTGATAAGCAAAAACTGATTTCGGAAATACATACACAGCTTTCACAGAATATCATGCTGGGCAGTAACCCACAAAAAGCGATTGACGCTATTGCTAAAAAGATGAAAACTTCCAAAAACAACGCTGGGCGGCTTGTTATGACAGAAGAAGCCTATTTCAGTTCAGCGGCGCAACGGGATTGTTTCAATGAACTTGGTGTTGAACAGTTTGAAATTGTTGCGACACTGGATTCCCATACTTCTGATATTTGTCAATCGATGGATAGACAGCACTTTCCTATGAAAGATTTTGAACCGGGGATAACCGCCCCACCATTTCACCCGTGGTGCAGATCAACTACTGTTCCCTATTTTGATGAAGATTTCGAAGATATTGGGGAACGGGCGGCAAGAGATGAAAAAACGGGCAAAACCTACTATGTGCCTGATGATATGAACTATGAGGATTGGAAACAAACCTTTGCCTGTGGCGGCGATAAATCCGGCTTTGATGTGCTTGATGATGGTTCAGCCCTTCACTATTCACACCACAAAGAGCCTGAACCGCCCCCGCCCCCAAAGAAAGAATATTTGACAAAGAAAAAGCTGCAAGCAAATATTGCAAACGCTGATGTTCAGCTTGAAG